TCACAAGGGGGTGTTGATAAAGTCGCCCCAGGAAACTCGCCGCAACGCATTGTTTTTCGTGCAGCGGCGAGTTTTTTTTCGCGAAAAAGCTTCTATCGGGCGCAAGAACTCCCGAACCTATGTGTAGCAAGAGGCCTGTCACGACAAGTTTGGGACTCCGGGGATTTAGAAACGCACCAGACATATCCTGAGACTTCGCACGTTTCGGATACGTCAGTCAAGACTTTCTAGAAAAAAACAAGGGGTGTTATCCCATCGTCAACTGACGACTTTATCAACACCCCCTTCAGTAATTCTTCGTATTCTTGAATACGGCAGGCACATCAGGCCACACCACTTCTCGCGGGAACCCGGCCTGCGTCGGCACGTCCGCACGTAGCAGCCGGCGTGGATAAAGTGATCCGTCGGCACGTCCGCTGGCGGCATTGTTTCGTTGAACACCTCAAGGGCTTTCACTTCGGCAATCCCTGCCGCCGTCGTACCCTGAATCATCGCATTACCACTGATAGAAAAATTGGGGCTTGACAGCCCAGAAGTACCTGGGGTTAAATACCCCTGTTGGAGAGCCAACAAGCTCAACCGTAAACCCGCGCTAGACACAAAAATCGAGACACTCCCTTTTATTGACGTTTCCCATGTTGCCCCTCACTGTTTAATTGTCTCACCTCGCGGCAACGCGCTCTTGAATCGTTTTCGGCTGCTCGATTGGCAGCTCGGCAGGGGTGCCGTCTTCAGCCGCTCGCGAAAAGTCCAGTGCGGTGAATAGGCAGGTTGCAAGACAAGTGTTTAGAGATTCGTTGTCCGTCGTCGCAGTCACGGCGGTCTTGAACCTGTGCTTTTGTACGCGCAAGTGATTCTGCGCATAATTGATTTCGCAAATCAGCACTTGCACCTGATCGGCGTCAAGATCGTGCCTGTATCCGTTGAAATCGAAGAATGCCGTCGTCGGCGTTTCCGTCGATTTCGTAGACTGCGTGGCCACGAGGTTGGTTTGAGTCCCCAAAAGCGTCGCTGTGCTGCTCGGACTGATATCTGCATCGAATCCCAAAGACGAGCGCATAAATCCGTCGGACTGCGCCCTGGCGTAGTCGGCACGGATTACCTCAATCGCGCGCGCTTGTCGATTTTCAAACTTGTTCCATTCGACTTTGGCTTTTTCTTGTTCCTGCTGTTGCTCGTCCTGTTTGGCTTGCCAAATATCTACGTAAGGCTGAATATAATCGTTGTATTTGTCTTCACCAAAAACAAAAAGCGACCCATCGGCTAGACTTATAAAACCCTTTTGGGGCAATCCCATATTGCTGGTCCACCCAAGCGTTTTAACATCATCAAAATTAACATTGCTTGGCAATTTATTTGCAATCAAATCCAGCGAAACACCCTCAGTGTATAAATATTCCCCATCAACTAACATTGATTGCCCGTCTAAATAAAGACAAACTTCATTTTTCATTTTACCTCTCCACAAATTTAAGCGGTGCGCTTCCAAATTGCAACAACCTGATAAGGCGGCATATTATTGTGTGATTTAGAACCACCAGTCGAGCTTGAAGAACCGGTCCAATTTCGAGAACCCGAAATCAAAAAGACGTTTCTACCAGTCCCATATGACACATCCTTAAAGGCGCCGTAGGTGCCATTCTTATTGCCGCGGTATGTTACAACGCCGCTCATAGTCATCTGACCAGCTTCGTTTGCTTCTATAGGTAAATCACCATAAAACTCCATAGAGCCGCGGCTATGGGTATGCGAAGGCATTTGAGATAGTGTAAGTGTTACATTCTCTTCGCCGCCCGAGCTTCCAACATTGCGGCTACCGCTTCCAAGTAAAAAGCAATTTTCAATTTTTTCCCATACCCCCCCCCACTCAGAATTAGGATCGAAGGCCGCATTAGCGGTCATGTACACTGAACCTATTGGATACATCGAAAGAACCGAATTCGCTTCGACTTTCGCTTTTAACCAATTTAGGACTTTTAATACGGATTGATTTGCTTCCGCCATTTTTTACTCTCTATCTTTAATACTTAATGCAGTGAAGTAGACACAAAGATGCCGGCTGAACAGTGCTTGACTTTCCGTAAACTGCGCTAGACCTTGAAGCATCAATGCTAAAAGTCGTTGGGACATCTCTGATGCTATCCTGTCCGTGCCGGTCGGCTGTACCATAATCTGACCCAAAAAAAGCACCTTCATGATTAGACGTTAGCAATGGATAGTCACCAAGCATGACCTTTCCGGTGATGTTCGGCAATCCCGCGGATTTCGTCGTTCCGACGTTATTCGCTGTTACAGTGCCTTCAACAAACCGATGATTTAGATTCGGCAAGTTGAATGTTGTCGATCCGTCCCCTCTGCCGTATGTTGTGCCAATGGCTTGAAACAGTTTCGCATATGAGGAACGACTAACTGCCGCGCCATTGCACAATAGATATCCATTAGGAATTTTTTTCCCCGCGAAGGCAATCACCGTCCCCGCCGCAACACTGTTTGAATTTGATTTCAACCAATTTAAAACTTTTTTGACAATATCATAATTACCCCCATCAGACGGAGTTTGCATCAAGTTGGTTTTATTCGTCATGCTCATTTTTAATTCCTTTTACGAAATACGTTCCCACATATAAACAGAAAGGTATGGGGGCAAATTGTTATGTGGTTTGTTGCCGCCGGTTTCATCGACATCCAAAGAGTGATAGTGAAGACCGCTATACGCCGTTGTCCCGAGAGATTTTCCGCTTGTAGTTAGAAGTTTGTGCTCCGTATCTATGTATGCCGGAACATAAGCCCATCTGTCAGTCTCGTTTGAAGTGCCGTATATATTGTGCAAATGCTGCCCGGAGGTTGAAGTTGATCCGCTATGCGAATGTCTCGGCATTTGGTCAACGCTCAAAACAACGCTGGCCTCACCGCCTTTTGACCCCGCTGGATATGAGGCATTGGCTCCGATAAGCACCCGCCCTTCATTAAGCGCTTTCCACCTACCTCCTAAAATTGAAGCAGGATTAGTCGGTTGCGTGCTTATATAAATAGCGCCAATCGGATACGAATCTAACGGCGAAGATGTTTCCGCCTTTCCCTTCAGCCAATTCAATACAGCCGCAATCGTTGCGTTTGCCGTTGCCATTGTCAACTCCTTTTCGTTTTGACCCAAAAATCAAACAATGTCATTCTCGTTTGCAAAATCAACAAATGCTTGAAGTATGGCCTGCGCGTCTTCGGACGTCTTTGCCTGTTCGCTGATTCCAAGTGCCGAGATATTCTTACGAGCCTGCGTCTGTTGCGCCGCCGTCAGCGTCTGAGCGACGTACTTCACAGCACTACTTTTATTGGCTTGTTGGGCGTAATACTTCGCAGAATACTCTGCGGTTGCGCCTGACCCCTCAACAGGGCCGTCTACTTTTGAAGCCCAATCCTTCGCCTTTTGCGCCGAGGCAGAAGCCTCCGTTGCCTTCGTGCTTGCAGTAGTAGCACTGCCTGCCGCCGCTGTCTTTGAAGTATTAGCCGCAGATGCAGAATTGGCGGCATTCTTTGCTGATGTGGCCGCCGCCGTCTCGGATGTCTTCGCCGCGTTCTGCGAAACCTTCGCCGCGTCTGCTGATGCCTTCGCCGCCGATGCCGAACCAGCCGCCGCGGTATTGGACGAAGCCGCCGCAGTCTCGGACTTCTTGGCGTTGTTCTCAGACGTCTTGGCGTTCGTTTCTGATGTCTTGGCCGCGCCTGCGCTCGTGGCCGCCGCGTTCTTAGACGCAAGGGCATTTGTCTCCGACGTCTTTGCCGCAGACGCACTGGACGCCGCCGCATTCTGTGAAGCCTTTGCCGCATTCTCGCTAACCTTGGCCGCATTCTGCGAAGCCTTAGCGGCCGCCGCGCTCGATGCCGCCGCGTTCTTCGAAGAGAGCGCAGAGGCTTCTGAGGCGTCAGCCGCTGTGGCGCTTGCCTTTGACTGCTGAGCGTAGTACTTCGCCGAGTAGTCGATCTCAGCACCATCCGGCAGGTTGTTTTCTGTCACCTTGCCGTCAGTCTTCACAGCCCATGCCTGAGCGAGCTGAGCATTCCACTTGGACGAATAGCCGTCATTGTCGGCGGTGTAGACAGTGCCGTCTTCGGTCTGTACGCCAGTCGTCCATGTCGCCCACCGCTTAGAAAGGTCACTGCTGGCCTTCGATTCGCCAGCAGAAGCCGCGGAGTTCTGCGCTTGCGTCGTGGCCTCGGTCACCTTTTGGGTGATCACGGCCATGTTCTGATTGATTTCCTCGCGGATGGCGTCCGTATCGGTCACGGCCTGCAGAGCAATTCTCTTCGCCTCTCCTGCTGTCGCGTTCGCTGCGTTGGCCGTGCCTACTGCTTGAGCGGCGGAGGCGCTTGCATTCTGAGCTGTCGTCTTCGCGGCATTGGCCGTCGTGACAGCCTGCTGAGCCGTCTTGAGCGCAGAGTTGGACGTCGTTACGGCCTGAGCGGCATTATTAGCCGCTTCTGTCGACGTAGTGACGGCGTTGGCGGCATTACTTTCCGCTGTTTTAATGCGCCCGTCAAACGTATTTACGGTGTCGGATAAGGTGTTGACCTTGCCAATCGCAGAGTTCGCAGTAGCAAGCGCCTCAGCCGAATTCTGCTGAGCCGTATTTGCCGTGTCGAGCGCTTCAGTCGCCTTTTTCAGCGCCTCGGTCGCGTCGCCCGTAGCCTCGACCATATACTCGCCGAGGTTGTTAATCGCGTCTTCTGTCTGCGTAAGAACAGACTGCCCGCTGATCGCACCGGTCGGCGTCTTGACGTAATGAAAACGAAATTCTTTTGATGCCATACCTTACTCCGGCAGCTTGACAAAATAGGCAAGACGATAGAACGGCGGGCGGTCCAGCGTGAGCGTCTGCGTCTCAGAAGAGCTGGTGATCGTGTGCGTGTGCCCTTTGCCTCCGCCCGTGTTGTTGAGATTCATGCTGTGGCTGTGGGTTCCGTCGTATGACGTGTATCCTGTCCATGAGCGGGCCGCGTCAAAAGCCACGTTGCGCCTCTCACCGCCATCCGATCCTCTCGCTCCGCGCTTGTTGTCACCTTCTCCGCCCCAAGTGAATGCACCCTTAACTGGGAAATTGGTTCCGTCAAAGTACCCGAATTCGCCCGTGATGTTCATCGTGCCACGTCCGTGCGCATGTCTACCCGCTGTCGACGTAGACCCGGTGTGCGTGTGCGCAGGAATCTGATCAATCGTCAGAATCGTTTCGCCGACTGTGCCGTTGACCGTGACCCCCGGCACCCGAAGGCTCAAACTACCGCCGGTCTTGCCTGCATCAGTAACACGGCTCGGGAGCAAAAACCTGTCGATAAGATTCGGCACATTCCCGCCGCGACCATCAGAACCGCCGTCGCAGATGACGTAAGACTCATATGCGTCTGTACTGCCCCACGGGACGAGCCGTCTGCCGTCCGAGCCGCCCAGCTTGCAGTTGTAAAACGGCGTGATCTGCCCGGCCAAGACGCTGGGCAAATCCTGATTGCTCCAAACCGTTTTGTCAGCAGAGGGGGCGACAACGCCCTTGGCAGTCCCCGGGCCGTTGGCGATAAGACAGCGATATTTCACACCTGCGCTAAAAACCTCGTTTCCAGGCTCATACTTAAGCGTGGCGGTGTACTGCATGATTCCGCCCTGCTGATACCACACAAGGAACTGTGAGAGCATATAAAACGCCCCGTTGAAGTCTTCGCGCTTCGGCGGAATTCCGCCTTCGCCGATGGGCAAAGAGTTGTACTCTCCCCAGCCTTTCTGCTGACTTAAACGCCCGGTGCCAGCTGTCTGAGCCAATTCAGGCGGAATCGTCTTATCACCCTTAGCGGCAATCGCATACTTCAAAAGATATTGAGGATAGTTGCTCATTACCATTCCTTTATTAACTTGCGGATGCGGGCGATAAGCGCCACAACGCAATAACCTGCGAGGCCATACCCAATGAGATAGATCGGGAAGGCGGTAAAAAAGGAGAGCTCACTTGCCATGCGAAGTGCCTCTGTCAAATCATTTAAAATGTTCACGTCTGATCTCGTCCATCAGATACAAAAAACCCCGCCTGATGTCCGGTCAGACGGGGTCGTTTTTTTGGTGTGGATATGGTTTACTTGCTTACCCCAATCGTTCTGCCTGGGTTGAAAACACCCTGATTAAAAGGCAACAAGTCCGAATCCAAGAATCCGAAGATTTTTTCATCCGGATAGATAATCAGAAAGTTCGTCATGACACCTGCCGGGCGATTCAAAAGCCCGTATGTTTGCAAAATCATGGCCTGCAAGTCACTGATAGCTCCGATAACAACGATGCTTTGGAGGGTCATGTCTTGATAGTCTACGACAAATACCCGCGTGCTTGTCAGCATCGAAAGCAGCTTGTTCATGGTTGCGCAGGTTGCATCTGAAATATTGCAGATAGCCCGATAGCGCAGCAAAAAGCGGTAGTAATCATCATCGAAGCGCACGTACTCATTGACTACCTTCAAATTGCGGTCAATGCCGATACGCTTGCCCCACCAGTCAAGAAAGACACCTTTTGCAGTATTCACATCGGCCAGCTTTACCGAAATTTCATCAATCGATTCGGTTGCGTCCGTTTGCTCCCGAAAGATTTGGGCCAGCGCACGAAAGTTGGCGCCATGCGCATATTGCGATTGCATGGCTACACTGGCTTCGCTTGCGACATCGGGCATATCTCTTACATCCGAGACCGCCGCGAAATCTTCCCAAGTCTGCGTGCTCATAGGTTATCCCCCAAACTGCAGCTTGATTGTCTCATTCGAAAGCGCAGGCGATTGATTGGCCGGAATTTCGATAGAAACCGCAGGTTCCGCATCTCCTACTGCAATCAGAACGGTTTTGATCGGGGTTTCGGTCACGTTCTGAATGCACTGGTAAAAGCGGCTTGCATAGACCGTGCTTGCCAGCGTAACGCGAGGATTCTTCAATTCGCCCAAAAAATCCTGCTTCAATGCTTCGATAACCGCTTCTTTCTCCGAAGTGTTCATATCATCAGCATCGAAGGTCACTTGAATGGTGAAGGGAACCGCAGCAGGACGAACTATCCGGTAACGATAACTTGCGTTGAAATGCTCTGTATCGATGAAAAGCACTTCGGTTTCTCCGTTCGTCCCGCAGCCGCCCGACTTACGCTCAAAAATCGTACGTGCAATAGCATTATCGTCCCCACCGACAATGCAGATACCGACCGAATGCGCTTCAAGATTTAAGCCGTATTCGACCTTCGGAACGTTCGTGTAATTTTCTAGAACAACGCAGTCCAAAACCCCTTCCAGTGCCGCCAAATTCGCCTGCAGGTTTTCAACCGTACCGTTGGCGTTAATGGCGTAGCTTTCCCTCATGCGGTTCAAAAGTTCGCCGTCCGGTTCAATAGTGCGGCCCGTAACACCTGCAGCGGCGTTTGTCACCGTATCCCAGCCAGGAACAACAGTCACAATGCGCGTAACGGTCCCTGCGGCAATCTCAATTTCGCCGTGTTCGATCGTTGCGAAGTTTGTATCTACCTTGCCGTTTTCGGGAATTTCAACGCCGCCTGCCTGCGAATGGCGCAAGTGATTCCCGCTCCCGTCAGAGACAATCGCCCCATAGGGGATAACGGTCCCTTTCAGGCCAGTGCAAGTGCAAACAACTACGGTAGGCTCAGAAACTTTTCTTTCCAGGCCGTAGAGATTCGCTAAGGCATCGAGAAAAACGCCCCTGGCGGTCGCAGGATTGAACTGATTTGCTAGATATGCAATTTCGGTGTTTTTCGCCTCAACTTCGGCCACGGCAAGATCAATCACCTGACCCAGCGGCGAAGTTGAATCCACGTTAACCGGATTGCCGAGCGAATCGCGCGGCAAGGCATCCTGCACGCTTTGCGCAAAATCGTCCCTGACTGTCTGCGTATTGGGAACCACAACGCCTGTTTTCTCATTAAATTCGACCTTTGCCATAACCGTACTCAGTCTCTATTTCAATTGTTCCCGTCAGGGTGCGAGTTTTCTTTTCAAGTTCTTCGATGGTGATGCTCAGGACTCTAAGCACCCCTGGCACACGCAAGGCCGCCTGACGCAGTCGGGCCGTAACCACTGAAACCTGTATCGGCTTTCCTAGTTGATCAGAAAACCACGCAATGCCGTCTTCGTAGCGAAAGTAAGCATCATGCAAAAAAAGCCTGCATTCATTGCAGACATTCTGCGTAATCGCCTGCGCCTCTGTAAGAACCTCGGGTTTGCCGTTCGCATCAAACTGCAAATCCCAGTCTGTAGAAAGTCCCCAAGTGTTCTGAGTGTGCATTTCGCCCCCTTAATGCGGCACTGACGTTTCGCCGTTCACGCCTGTATGCGTGTGGCTCTTAAGGCTGATGCCGCTCGCTGTAACGTCATCAGAAACCTTAATCGACCCCTGGAATGTCGCAGTCGCGCCTCCGGTGCCGCCCGTAATACTCAAGCCGGACGTGCCGGCGATGTGGCCTGTGACCGTCAAATTCTTTTGGATCGTGACGTTACCCGTGAAGGTGCTCTGAGGACTGTCAACAGTCAGCGAGCTCGAAGCATTAACTTTCGCGGTCTGCGTCACAACTGTCACCGACGTCTTTGCATTGACCTGCGCCGTGTCACAGTCAATCGTGATCTTCGGACTCTCAAGGTGATAGCTCTTCGGCGCAACTACGTGTATCGTCCCTTCATCTTCAATGTGAATGAAGGTTTTCGGAACCTGCCCCCAAAAGCCTCCAACATAAAACCCATCGGACATATCAAAGCATCGGAAAGTTCCAGGCGCCTGGGGTGTGGTATCGCCAGTAAGTCGTGAACAATCCTGCTGCGCAAAAACGGCCAGCCCCAAATCGCCTACCTTCGGATCACAGATAATCGCTGCGGTCCCGTGCTGGTACCGGAAATAAGGCAAATGGGGGATTGTCACCGGAGGAATTGAATTCCCTTCGGCGTCCGTCTGCGTAACCATAGGCGTCACGTCCACATACAGCGCCGCACCGCCTTCACCGCCTCTTTCCACTGCGTCCACTCTCACCGGAATGGACGTTGAAACCATGGTTTTAATGAGCGCTCGAATGAAGAAATCAAGGCTGTTCATTTCGGACCCGAAGGCCGAAATCTTCGCATTACTCTTTTTTTCCGCCATGGCTTAAGAATCCATCCAAGTGCCCGCGATTGTTGTGCGCCATACCCCGCCGGAAGGCATATTCACAGCCAAATCGTGCGTAACGCTGTAAATCTTCCAAACGCCTGATGCGCGAGGCATTGAACTTTTGATTCGACAAAGCCCCGCAACCCGCAAGTTGGGATTAAAAAAGCAGGTTGCCTGAATGCCCATCGAATCGAAGGAGGGATAACCGATTTCACCGGACTCCGGATCAATGACATCAACCGCCACGGTTTCGCCGCGTGCCTTATCCGGTGCGACAAAAACCATTTCTTTATCATCAATCACAAGGTCCATGCCCATCGTATTTGCAAGCCAGCGGGCCTTATTCATCGGGTCCCCGTTGATCACGCAATTCTTCAGGCTCCCTTGCATCCCACAGTTGACAAAAGATAGGCCGGACTGCTGCGCAAAACTCTGCCCTAAACTCTCAGCGGTTTGCTCACCCTTAACGGCCACTGGGGCCGTAGGCAACAGTTGCGGATAAGCCGCTGTAATGGCTTCGATCTGCATTACAGGCGAAGGAGCCTTGTTCATGTCAGGCGCGGAATTCATGATTTCGCCCTGAAACACTACGGCAAGATTCGAGGCACTATCCCCAGCCGCAATTTCAATCACATTGCGGCGCAGGGACAAGGCATCAAATGAAAGCATGGTTAACTGCATCATTTGATCCATCGAAAGACCGTAGATTTCAATCTGCGCTTTCGGCAGTTCCGGCGCTCCCTGCTTCGTAATCCTCATGTTCATGGCGTGCTGCATGAAGATCATCTGAGAGCCGTTTTCGCCGCCTTCATCGAAAGTGATTGTGATGCGCACGAGCTTTTCAGAGTAGCTTTCAGACATTACTCACCCTTAAAGACAATTTGCCAGCGGTCCCCAAGGCCGGTGTACTTCGGCCGGTCATTGCCCAGCGTATCGAACCAGTAAAGCGTCGTTTTCGCAACCGCCGTAGGGAAGGGAATCAGCTTTCCGTTTGCCACTGCAATCGCGTTATCGGAAACTTGTTCGCCGTCCACATTCACAGAGGAATAAAGGAAGTCCCCCAGGTGCCGGATGGTCAGGCGGTAGTTTTGGCCGTTGATTACTGCGCTCACCGTTTGATACGGGACGGGAGAAACCGGAATGCTGTACCAGGTCATTTATCGTCCCCAAGGTCGAACGCGGCATTTACACCTTTAACCAGCGTTGTTTCAGCCTGAACTTTTCCGCCATTGACGTTATTCGCTGAAGTCGGGTTTTTCGGCGTCCAAAGCACCTGCCTGGCACCGGTTGACACCATGCGCACCTTCAAAAACGAAAGTTCGCAAATCAGCGAAGAAGCGTTTTGAGTTACAGAACGCGCCTGGCTGATTTCCTCAAGCGCCAGCCGGTCAATGACAAAGAACGGCGTTATCAGTTGGCAAAGCGAATCAACGCCCACCGCCTGCTTCAGTTGCAAAAGCGAATTAAGCGCAGCCGATTGCACCGAGGGATCACCGTCAATGCCGATTGATACTCTCACAGCATCTGGCTGTTGAACCTTGTTAAAGGCCGCAAGTTCGCCGTTTTCAAGAGGTTCCGTAAGCACGGTTGCCGATTGGCTGACATTGCAGGCCGTAATGCCTACGTAGTCGCAAATCGGCAACCCCTTGCTGTTAAGAATCGCCCAGCCTGTGTAATCCTGCGCCATAGATCACCTACTTTTGATTGACTGCAGACATTGAATTTCCGATCATCGAATACGTCTGCTTCCAGGCGGGCTTCACCGATCCGGTAACAGCCCGAGAAATCGCTGCAGGATTGTCCTTTGTGGTGATGTTGTTCACCACATTCATCGTGGCCTGAGTACTGACATTCGCGCCCGCAGGCTGTAAAGCCGCCTGGCGTGCCTGAACATCCGTCACGAAAGCCCCGGACTGTTTGGCCACATCCCCCGTTTCTTCGGAATCCTCAGCCACAATGCCGATTTTTTGGCCGATTTTCTTAAGAAAACCACCGATAGAACCGGAAAGGGCTTCACGGATCATTCCGCCCAGATTTTTAAACCAGTTTTTGACGTAATCCCACGCGATATTGAGCGCGTCAAGAATCGCATCAGGAATGCCGGTGAAGGCATCCGCAAGCCACTGGCTTATGCTTCCGAATACGCCGGGTAGCTTTCGCACCCACTCAGAAGCCTTCAAAAAACCATGAGCAAACGCCCGCGAAAATATATCCGGGATGCTTGCGGCCCAGCTTTTCGCAGAGCCGTCAGCATCGGCCAGCGCATCCCCGATTTTTGAGCCTACGCCCTTCGTCCAATCCCAGGCCGCGCCGAACTTGTCACCGATGTCCGAAGCAAGTTCGGACGCCTTATCCTTCAGATCGCCGAACCATGCGCTTAAATCGCCAAAGAGTCCTTTGACATAATCCCAGCCCTTGCCGATAACGCGGAAAAGCCAGACAAAGAGCGCAACTACGTTTTCAATTACCGTTACGAGGAAAACAACCGCAGCGGCAATGATTTTGAACTGCATGGCAAGGAAACCGGAAAGCACCGGTTTCAGCGTATCCCACAGCCAGCCAATTGCAGCGCCGAATTCTTTGAAAGATTGCCGGATGCTTTCAATTTCTTCATTCGACATCCCCAAATTTTTCAGCATTCGCCCAAAAAGCGAATCGGCGCCTTCGGTGAATCCAATCAGGTCATCGATAGCCAAGGCCAGCGCAATCACACCGGCAATGATGGCGGTAAGCGGCAACACTGCGACTTTCAGCGCGAGGCCGAAAGCCCTGATTGCAATGATTGCCGCCTTAATGCGCTCAATGGACTTAATGCCGAACACCAAGCCGAAGCCTACTGCCATAAGCCCCAGCGCACGCGCATTTTCTTCAATGAATCCGACCAGCTTAGAAAGGCCGTTAAGAATGTTCGTAACCGCAGGCGCTACCAATCGAACCAAGGTATTGCCGACATTCTGCGCGGCAATCTTGAAATCCATCCACGCGACTTTAAACGCGCGGGCCGTCTTCGCATCCTGCGCAGTGAAGGCCGTTTTCCGGTATTTCGCTACGAGATCATCAGCCGCTTTCTGTCCTTTCAGAAAGATCGGGATAGCATCCCATGCCACGCCCTGCGCACGCAGATAAGCCTGCGTTTGGCGGCGCGTCATGCCTTCAATCTTTTCGCCCAGGTGAAAGAATTCCTCAGCCGGGCGGCCTGTTTTATCGTAGTACGCCTTCAGGCTCGAAAAAAGGGCTTCAGCCGAACCGCCTGCGGCTTCGTTCGCTTTCCCCCAGGCGTCCAATTCGCGCTCATTGATCCCCAATTGGCGGCTTAACTTGCCCAGCGCGTCCGACTTCTCAATGAAGTTTGAGAAAGTCTGCGCCGTTCCCAGCATCAGGCCGAAAGTCGCTGCAACCTGGGTGATTCGACTGGTAAGCGCCTTAAAGACCGGTTCAAGTCCACGAAAAGAACCAGCAATGGAGGCTGCGGCTTCTTTCGCCGTAGCGCCTACATCCTGCATCTTCCCGGAAAGGTTCGAGAAAGAGAGCGCAGAGACTTCCCCCGCGCCCTTTCCTGCTTTGCTGATTCCGGAAAAACTGCGGGCCGCGTCATTGGCAAAGCCTTTGATGTCAGTCTGCGCCTGATTGATTCCTGACATTAACTCTTTCGAGTCAACGCCTATGGAAATCAACAGTTCATCAACTACGTTAGCCATGTTCGTCCTTTCGGCTTGCCAGCCATTCGTGATAGTTCTGAAGCGTCAGGATTTCATCAAGCGCGTACATATCGGCCAGTGAATACACTGTTTGCGCTTCAATCAGCGTGCAAAGGCGCCCCGAAACGACACGGCCGCAGACTGGGGGAAAGTCCCCCAGCTTGCCCACGCCGCGAATCTTTAGAAGCTCAGAACGCCACGCATGGTAGTAAGGAAGTTCTGCAGGCCGCCTTTCCCGAAAAAACCGAAATTCGCCTTCAGCGCCGCAGCCTTAATCAGGAAAAGCGTTGTAGGAAATTCAATCTTTCCGGCAATGGTTTCAGGCGTTAACGAAATGGTTGCGCCGCCTGATTCGAGAGAGCAACACGAAAGCAGCTCGTTCCAGAGCGGCGCAACCTTTTCATACTCAACGGTGCTCAGGGCTTTAGCTAATGCCTGCACCCCGTCACCCTGTTGAATCTGAGTAACACTCCCGCCCAAGGCCAGCCCTGCGCGGATAAGCCATTGTTCGGCCTTTACAGCATCCATGGGAGTAATCTGCAAATGCAGTTCGTTATCCCCGTCCTTCACCGTGATTTTCTGTACTTCACGCGCCATTTAGGCCACCTTCTCAAACGTGAACTGAAAGTTCAAAACGCCCTGCACGCGATTGCCGGCGGGCATCGCAGTGCCCTGAGTAAGGACGCCGCTGCTAAAAACGTAATTGCGGCCCGTTGCCGGGAAACTCACAGTCAGGTCAACCTGCAAAGGTTGCTTGCGCGTGCGCTGCGTCTGCTGCAGTTCGCGGAAATAGGGAACTGCCGGAGAGGTAGGCTGAAGCGTGATGTTCACAACCTGCGGATTCGGCGTGTAACCAACCACGAGCTTGCCGTCCAGCGTCATATCCGCCTGCACTTCGGCAATCTGTTCTGCCACAACGCCCGCATCGGTATCGAACTGCGTCAGTTCAAAGCCGGCCGGTGCAACATCTTCAATCATCATCCACGCTACTAGATTCGCGGAGGTTTTGTTATTTAAAGCCATTTTTTGCTCCAAAAAAAAGCGCCCCGTGAAGGGCGCTGTTTTTGATTACCTGAATTAGATCAAAGTTGTCACGGGCAGAGAGACTTTCTGCACGGCACCGGCATAGCCGACATACAGCATCATGACCGGCGTATCGCGCTGCGCACGCACTGCGGCGCCGGGGTCAGTAATAGAAAGCCAGTAACCAACGCTTTCGATGTCGTTTGCACTTTCGTCCGTGCCGGTTTCCTGAATGATCTGCGAACGCTGAGATTCAGAAAGGACAAGGCCGGAATCAATCGCGCCGTTGGAAAGCGCCTGATTGAGCGGGTCCGTAATCCAAGACCGCAGGATCGTGTAGCCGCGTTCGTTGTACGGGACGCGATTCACAGAAGCGAAGCCGTTCATAATGGCTGTCTGAATCTTAGAGCGAAGCCAAATAGAACCAATCAACGTATCGTAGAAGCCGTACAAGTCGGATGCCAGGGCGCCGCGATTCGCGAACTGGAATTCGTCGTTGCGGGTAGCAAACTGGCCGATGTAGGAAACCCGCAGTTCATCAAGCGCGGTTGCCTGCGCCTTACTGGTCACGGACGTTTCCAGGCCGCTGGCAGACTTCGCAAAAAGCACCTTCATGCCCTGCGGCTGATCCCACTTGATGGTTGCAGGGTAGGCAATCGCAAAGGCCGCAGTCTTCGCACTCTTAGCGAAAAGCATCAGCGTGCAGTTGTACTTGTCTTCCAGCGCGGCGGCAATGGTGCCGGACTGCGTAAGCTGATCGGTCATGCGTTCGTCCGAAGACCAGAACACATACACAAAATCATCGTCCACATCAGCCCATGCTGAGTACGCGGCGGCTTCGGCTTTGTCCGTAATTTCCCACAGCGTAGTGAACTGGGAGAAGTTGGCCGTAACTGCCACAACCGCATCAAGCGTTTCGCTTTCCGTCTGCGCCTTGGCGCCCTGCGAAAGAACCGCGCCAGCGGCTTCAGTCAGCTTTAAAAGCGCTCCGAGGTCCGTGCCTGCGGCGGGCTTGCCTGCGAAAGTCACCGTAGCATTCGCACCCTTCGTTTCAGTTGTAAATGTGAAAGTATCGGTGTTTGAATCGTAGGAGCCGGTAACGCCGGTAATCGCCTTTGCAATCGTTTCGGCAACCTGAGAAAGAGACGTAGCCGCAGAAAGGTCAATATTTGTAGCCGCCTTTTCCGCGCCGTTAACGGTAATCTTAACTGCGCCGTCTTTAATCTTCTTCAGATCGGCCAGCAAAACGCCAGCTTTCGCGCCACGAATCCACGCCGCTGCATCTTCGTCAATGCGGCGCCCGATAATCAGCGCAGAAGGCGCCTTTTGCTGATTCGTAAGGCCGGTGAAGTACTGCTGCGCAAAGACCGCTTCAGCGCTTTCGGCGCCGAAGTAATCCGCGACTTCGGACGCACTGCTGAACGTTGTTGCAGGGCGGTTCGCGGGAATCAGGGCACTCTTCGTGAGCACCATGCCGTTCGTTTCAAGGTCACGCGCGGAAACCGAGATTAATCTTGGTGTGAGAGAGACCAAATATCCAGCATTTATAGACATTTTCAATCCTTCGGTTTGAAGTGAACATCAGCCTCTTTCAGGCCAATATTTACAGAGTTAAAAAATTGTTGCGTCACTTTGACGCTTTTCCAATAGCCAAGCCGGATAACCAATGTCCACCGGCTCACATATCGATCATCATCGAGTACCGCTGAAAGGTTTCGTGAACTGTCCGAATACTGGCAGTCAATATCAAAGCGCTTAAAGAAAGCCACTCCGACATCTGACCGGGTCACTGTCTCATAAGTCTGCGCCCGATCCATGGCATCAAAGTTGTTCGCTGAGTAGCAGTCAATCTGAACATCAACTGCCACATACTCGCGAAGTTCCTGTTGATCCTCACCCGCAGGAAAAAGCGGAATGTTCGTTCCCTCTCGCGTTTGGCTTATGGGGGTCACAACCACAAAATCGTTACCGTCACTGGGTAACGTGCGGTTGCACCCAAACCCGTCCAAGACGTGTTCAGAATCCACCAAAGGCGGCGAAGCGTACTCAGTACAAAAGCCAATCAGAGCATTTAGTAAATCAGGGCTTGTTGTCTTCACCAGTGTTTGGGATGTCGCCATTTTCTTCCTCGACCATCATCCGAACGCCGGATGTCTGCATTGTCGCCTGAACACATACCCAGCCTTCATGCGTGAAATCTTCAATAACCGCATCGATGCGCCAAAGCTGGCCGTTTTCATCCCGCACCATGTCGCCTGAGCGCCCCAGGGGCCGCCACACAGCCCATGGCCTTTTTGCGCGGTCCGTATCGGCATACAGATAAATGCGCCGCACCGTTGTCGCCAGCTCGACATTTTCAAGATGCTGAAGGGCATCCGGTGAGAGGCTTTGCCACTGGCCGCGAATGGTCACAGGCGCTTTGAACACTGGCGTCATGCCGCCCCGATCATCCCGCACCTGCTTTCCACTCATAATGAAAAGTTCGCAGGGTTGATCTTTCGCTACGCCGGTTATCGCGCCCCGGACAATGCCGTGAAGGTTTAAGCTCATGGCCTTATTCCCTTTCTTATCCGCTCAATAAACGGCGTCCTCGCCTGCCTCGTATGGCATTTCCTGAAAATCAACGTTGGATTCGATCTCGGGCGCTTCGTCAAAAACAGAACAAAGGATTGCCAACGCCCATTCGGGACTATCGGCTTTCGGGTAATACGTTCCGCCTACAGAAACACCGCTTACGGCAAGTTGAAGAATTTCCCTGTCAAGCTCTTCGTTGCCGGTTGAAAGAAAGCCAATGTCGTCCTGCCATTTGGCAGAAAACATCTCGCCGTGAAACCGACCATTTGCTTTGATTTCTGTCGTCATGTCAATGCCACGATTCCTAAAATGAACTTTGCGTAGTCAGGGTCTTTAATCAGTTCATGCGGTTTCGTGTAAAGCATTTCCAGCCCCACAGAAACAAGCTCATAGGCACTGCCGCCGTAGTCTTTTCCCATGTACGGGTTGAGAAACTTATCCTTACGGGCTTTTTCCTTTGTCGAATACGCACTATTTCCCGTGATCCTGCGCAAGGTTTCAAGTTTTTCATTCGCCGTGCGGCGCTCGTAAAACTGCTGCTCCAGCCTGCGAACAAGCGGATTGGTTACCTCAAGTCTATGACCAAGCTCGTGAATTGCACATCTTAACGCCTCGGTTCCCTCGCCTGAAATGGCAACCGTATCGAGCTCGCCATTTCCGTTGAGGAAATAGCCACGAGAAACCTTTTTGGATACGATCTTTCCTCGGGAAAGAAAGGCCTCAGCCCATTGTTTGGGAAAGCACCTTTGAGCTTCAATGAGCGTCGGGTTAACAGAGTTTCGGCTTGGGTTGGAAAAACCCTCAAGCATTCTTTCGTCCGACAGGTCGTTTCTTGGTCGAATGCTGGCAACATAGTCGCTGACAGCTTTTACAGATTCTGCCTGCACCTTGTCGATGCGTTGCCTGATCTCCCTTTCCTTTTCCTTTAGGGAAAAAATCTTGTTTCTTGCTTCCTCTCTGGCCTCATACGGCAGATAGTAGAGGTTCGTTTGTGCTTCGTTGCGAGCGCTAACCGCAGTGTTCAGCTCGGTTTGAATCGCGGCAAGACTACTCATAACTGAAAGTTTCGTAAGTCCATCGAAAGCAATCTCGCCTGCTTTCTGGGCAGTGCTTTCCGTGATGTTCCCCTTGTTGCTTTCGAAAATGGCTTTTATTTTTTGGCCAAGCTCTCCAGAAGAGTAGGAGCGCGTGCCGTTTTTTTCAGCTATCAGTTTATTTTCACGCTCCGTCTGTTTTCTCCGTAAATCCGCCTGGCCCTTTTCAATCATAAGAATTTCTTTCAGCAATCGGCCGGTTTTTAAGATGCGATCGGCTAGATCAAATCGATTGAACTGCGCTGTTTCTTCTGCGTCTTTTCGGCTTAGTCCAACCTTTTTCTGTATCTTATCCGCCTCTTTTTTCAAGTCGAACTTTTCGAGCTTTTTCACTGAAGAAAGGAAACGCTCATGTTTTTTGACTGCACTTCCGTTCTTGTCAAATTCAGCATTTTTGAGCTCGCCCATGACCTGAGCGAGCTCTGCATCGTATGTCCCAGCATTTGCAAGCTTTTCCTCGGCACGGTTAAGGTCGTTTTCCAGCCACATTTTTGATCTTCTTGCTAGGGATTCTGCTGTCTCTGGAGAAGATCCATGATTGATATTTTTTTGCTTTTCCTTTTCAAAATCAAAAGCGGAAAGTCTGGCCTTGTAATAGGCTACCAGTTGCTTTGCTCCGTCTGTAAAGTACGGCACTATTTGAGTTGGGGTCTTCTTTTGTTGCTCTTTTGCCTTTCTTGCCGCTTCAATTTTTTCTCGGTTTTTATAGAACTCAATGGCCAACTGCGCGCCATGTTGTTCTTCCTTCCCGCGTTTTGGTACAGCTGAAATGTGGCGTCCGGTGAACTTTCCGCCCATACCACCCAACACCTCACCGGTTTCTCCATCAATCAGCACAGGCTGACCTTTCGCTTTTTCTCCAGTTTTGGTTAATCCTTTGCCATTAGGGTGAACGGTTATCCACTTGGCGGCATCTGAGGCAATTGTTCGGTATTCCTTACCCTTCTGAAAAGCACGCCCTGCCAAAAACGCCCGCGCTATTTGTTCCGGTGTACTTTTCATAATGATCCTCTAACTTCAAATGCAATCGCTTTCTGCAGGTTGCCTGTCTTCATCAGGGCTTTCTTTCGTCCTGAACCGGAATCGGCTTCAATCCTGCGCTTTCGGCCACTGGCTGTTAATGCGTCCTTCACTGCGTAGATTTCTAACGTCATCGGACTACGGTCAGGGAAGGCTTCCCCGCCCACAACGCCGTTGTTCTGAATCGTCTGTTGGATGTCAATCTGCGCAATACGACCCGTTGCAGCCAGTGCCTTATAAATGTTCGTCAGGCCGTAATGTTGGATTCCGGCCTTCAGAGTTTTCGTCCACTTCTTTTGCTTCGCCGCAGCCGTAGCCCGCATGAATGGACGCGGCGGGCTTTGAAGGGTGTAGCCCGGCTTCAAATCCAGGCCGTAGTGGAAATTAAGATAACCGGCCTGCCGTCCGGTCACTCTCTGCGTCCAGCCGAATTCGTTGTATGTGGCATAGGTTGCAATCTCAGGATTGTCCCAAATACCAACAACAACTTTCTTCGGCTGCTGAGGTATCGCCTCAGCGAGTTTCTTCAGGCGGTCAAACTTCATGCTTAACCGGACCTTGATGCTAGCGGTCAACGTCACCCCTCCAGCCTGATATGCCCGCGTTCCCCAAACGAATCCAAGCAGTCGCACTTTGTTTCGGCTTGCGTTTCTTCTTATGGACGTCATCCCATGATTTGATCTTTTGACGCTTCATGAGCCATTTCGCCATGCCGTAAACGCTTTTCTTGTCAGGGCTTGCGGTTACTTGCGACTTCGGGACCCACAGCGACGGAAAGACTTCTTCGCCGTTTTCATCAGCCGTCCATGTCGTGTAATCGTCATAGTCCAGCATGAATGCTTTATCAGTTTCGCGCTTAATTCGAATCGGGAAATCAAGCTTCATCTGTCCCGAAGGCAGATTAACTTTGGTTTCTGCCCACCGCTTCGCATTCGCCGGGGTCACGTCGTTCCATTCCCAGCCGCTCGTGGTAGAAATCCGTGATGTAGAAAACTTGCGCCAGCCCTTTTCTTCAATGATGTTGTTGGAAGCCGAGGTAATCACACCGTCTTTAACAGTCACTTGAGACTTAGGCAACCAGGTGCGCATCCCATGAAAAACGCCCAACACTGCCTTTTCAGTTTCCTTTTCAACCCTCATTGTGCCGTCAAGTTTCGTATATCCTTCTGGCACATCCGACTTCTTCGGCGCCGTTGTCTTTGCCGGTGCCGCCTTCGCCTTTGTCGTTTTCGTCTTCTTTACCGGCGCTGCTTTCGCTTTCTTCGAGATAGAAGAAATAGGCTTTCCGGTGAATTTCCCGCCCATTCCGCCCAGAATTTTTCCGGATTCGCCGTCAATCAAAACATGGCGGCCCTTAATGTCTTTCCCGGCCTTATTCTTTCCGGAGCCGTTGGGGTGTACGGTAATCCACTTCGCTTCATCCTCAGCGATTACCTTATGTTTTTGGCCTTTGCTGAAGGCCATGCCTTGCCGGAAGGCTTTCGCTAAAGAAAGCGGGTTCATGATTACCCCCACGGGTGATAATGGCGTGAGCCGTAGAACTTACAGCCCATGCGGTATTTCTGCGTAAGCACCCAAAAAAGCGCCCCGCATTTCGTCTGATTCCACCACTGTCCGGCTTCAGACTTAATCTGCAGATTTTGAAAACCAGCCGAAACACTGCCTTCACTAGCCGAGGAAAGAACGCCCGGTTGGTCCCGGCCGTTCAGTTCCAGCGTTACCAGGTGACATAGTGCCGCAAAAAGAATCGCCTGATTCTGCGGCGCAGGATAGAGAAAGTTTCCTTTCCCATCCCCCAGCTGCGCATTCACCACGCCCCACAGATATTGAATCTGTTCATCCGAAATCTTCTCTTCGGTGAAGGCCGGATATGCGGCGCGGAAAACCGCCAAATCGAGCTCAAAGGGCGTGGGTTTCATTATTCTTTCCTCGCGGTAATGCCTTCGCCATCCTGAGCCGCAGGCTCAAGGCCATGGCGCATTTCTGCGATTTCACTGCGTGCGGCGCGGAATCCTGCCCTATCGCCTACCGGATAAATGCAGGGAATATTGCCGTTACGGCCGGTAAACGCGGTTTCCTTGCCGTGAATGGCCAGCAGCGCTTCCCAGTCGGATTTGAGCATTGTCACGCAGACAGCGTTACCTGCTGCGGCTAAAACGCCGTCCCGCTTTCCTCGTAAGCCGTCATTGACGCCGGGAAAGTGAATCGACTTCGTAGACCCTCCGCAGGGGATATCATCGAAGCGAATCCCAAAGGGCAATGAGCACGCAATGGCGATTGTTTCGCCTGCGGGCAGGGTTTCTTTCTTTTCTTCATCAAGCGTACTGCCGATGATCTGCACCCCAGCTTCATCCTGCTTCACTGCGGCGCGTTCATTCTTTCGTGTTCCTTTTGCCATTTTTCTTTCTCAGAAAAAATCAGGGCGCGAGGTTTTCGCCCCGCACCCTGACAAAAAAAGGGCGCTCCCCATGAAAACGCCCCTTCGGAGTTTTGACGCTACTGGCTTAAACGCCGAGCATCGTAGCGACGAGCATGGGACGGCGAATAACGCAGCCCCACGTACCGCCGAAAGCCTTCTGCATCCAGCTGGTGGAATACGTTTCCACATAGCCGAAGCGCATCTTTTCCGAGTAGCAGTTTTCTGCGGTGGGTTCGCCCAGCAGGGTCGGCACCGTGAGATACAGCATAGAACCTGCATTCGTAGAAAGTTCAGGAAGCTGAATAACCTGCATATTCGGGAAATTGGACTTCAGCATTTCCAAAGCGGTCAGGCCGAAGCTGTTGGGAATCTGCAGGTAGGTATACCGGTCAGAAGCAACCGCCAAAACGAAATCAGAGAGAGAATCCACGTTACCGGCATTCTTGCCCACGATTTCATTAACGAGCTTCACAACGTCATTGAAGATAACGTTGGAAATTTCGGCTTTGTTACCCGCATCGGCAACCTTGTCCGCCCAAGTTGTCTTGGTATTAACGGCCGCCGGCGCAATGCTTTGGGGCAGATTCGGATCATTGAGAGCGCCATAAATGCGCTTGCCCTGCACACCGTAGAGGTAGAAGCGGTTATGAGCACGGGCAATGATCTGAGCCGCAGCACGCTGCTTTGCCCCAGCGTAGTCCAACTTCGCCTTACCGCCCGTTTCCTGTTCACGCAAACCGTATTTCAGGGTCGTCTGGAAAACAAAGTTTTCGCGGGTCGGGAAGTTGTAGTTGACATCCGAAGAAACCGAGTTCGTGAAGTCGTTATACGGCGTCACGTCACCGGTCACTTCTTCCACCGAGAAGTTCATGAACTGGTCGGACCAGTCGCCCTTCTTGACTTCGCCGTTAAACAGCTTCGCCGCGTTCATGGCGGCAAAGAGAATCGTCGTGATCTGCGGGTCAAGGTAGGTCAGATACGGCGCAGGAATCCCAATGTTGGGAATCGTAGCCAGTGCCGCATCCTGCGCGATCTGCTTCGCACTGATCTTGTTATAGTCGGTGCGGATTTCACCATTTTCGCGGTGATAAGGCATCAGCTTCACCGCATAGGGCGAAGAAATGCCGACATCCTTAAGAGCCTGTAAGTTCAAATCCATTTCAATCCCCTCTTACCTGTTGCTGATGATGATCGGTTCACTTTCATCAGCGCCAATGGCGTAAACAACCCAGCCCGTATCATTGGCTGCGCCGACATCACCGTAGGTGATTTTCCCCGTAGCCGGATCACAAAGGACGGCCTGCCCAACCTTCGCATCACCTGCGTTAGCAGCGTAGTAATCGCCACGGCGGGCAATAGTCAGTTCTGCGCCTTCGGCGTAGACCAGCGTGCCGTCTTCTTTGTAGCCAAGAGCGCCGGTAAGAACGCGTTCGACAAAGCCGAGCGGCTGACCCGTACCTTTTGCCGAAGCCTGCTTAAAGATAACGGCGCCCGTGGAGCTGGTCACTTCCTTCGCAAACACGAAAGAACCAACAGCCGCAGTACCGTCAGAGAGATAGTTAAACGGCGTGTAAATCGCCGTATGCACGTTCACTTCCTGACCGGGCAAGCCTCGGGCAGGATAGAGGTTTACAGTTTTCTGCATTTTTGCAAAACTCCTGAGTTAACCAACACGGACATTCAGGCCCTTCATGATGTCGAAGCCCTGATCCTTAATCGCCGCATCTGCGGCCACAGTGCTTTTCTTCGCAAGCTTCTGCCCGGCCTGATAGCCGCGATAAGCCGCGCGAGCGTTAGCAGGCGTAATGCCCTGCATGGAAACACCGATCTGTTTAAGCGCCGCGACATAGACGGAACCGGCGCTGTCAAACGCAGTAAGCTTCACGCGCCCGAGAACGCCCTTGCATTCTTCGATTGCGTCCATCTTTGCGTTGATCTTCGCTTCAATTCGCTTAATGGCCGCATCCTGCGCAACGGTTGCCGATTCATCATCGTCTTCCCCGTCGTTTTCAGGATCCACCACTTCTTCATCTTCGGCGCCGTCTTCATCGTCCTTCTTGTCGAAGTCAAGGCCAGCCACAAACGCCTTCTTGACGTCATCAGGCGCGTCGTCCAGGCCGCAAGCCTTCAGCGCATCCAAGGCAAGCTGAGAAAAACCGCTTTCCTTGTCTTCATCTTCGGGCTTATCTTCGTCTGCCGGGGCGTCTTCTTCGTCTTCGGCGGGCTTATCTTCGGGTGCATTCTCCGGCTTCACAGCCAGTTCGTGCAACGCGGCTTTGATCTTCTCCACCGTGCCTTCATCCACACCCAGCTCCGCAATTTCGGCAGCGATTGCGTCAATCTTTGCACCCGTTTCATCTTCATCCTCGGTGATGTCTTTGACTTCACCGGTCGGCGTTTCATGATGAAGGTTGCGCAAAAGGTCGGCAAGCTGTCCAATTGCGTCCGCGATCTTCACTTCTGCCTTTTCGACATCGGGAGACGCGTCATTTGCCTTTTCAGGCAAGTTTTTTTCATCCATTGCTTTAACTCCCTCTAAAGCATGATCTTCAACGCAACAGGACTTTCCTGCGCGTCCTTTTTCCACAAGCGCGAGGTGTTGGCCTCGAATGTTTCGCATCGTGAAATCGTACTTTTGGCCTTCGTACTCCCCCGAACTTTTGAAGTCAGGATCGTAGGAATAGGCCAACGAAAGCTCACTCATACTGCCGTCTTTAATGCGACGTATGGCGTCTTCATTCTGAATGTGTAGACTGTTTGAAAGATACGTTCCGTCAAACTCTGCCTGGTCACCGGTGCTGCCCACCCGTGTATCTGTTGCCGGATCATCCGGGTAGTCAAGGTGATGATTAAGCTGAATCGGAATGCCGATAACGGACTTAATCGTTTCGGCATCCCCCAATTCTTCGGCGGGTCTGTAGCCCTGATAAATCTTCTCAGGATCAAGCCCCAACTTCTCATAGTCAGGGATTTCGCGTCCGTAGTACGGTGCGACCTGCACGCGAGTCAGATTCGACTTATCCACGTGCAAACGTCCGTCTGCGTCATGCCAGCGAAAACTTACCGCCTTATCAAAAGCAAGCGTTTTCATTTTTAAAACTTCTCAAAAGGCAAAATTGGGCGATAAATGCAGCGACAGAAAGGCAATTCCGATGGTTTTATGTATTTGTTCACCTCGGGGTCAAACATCCCCTTTTCCAGGTTGAACTTCTTGCCGTCCATATGCCGGTGTGATTGACGCGAGGTGTACTGCCCTGGCACGTGAATCCAAATGCCTTCAGTCACACCTAAATCTGAGTCATTCGCCTCTAGAATCGCGTTTGTAATCTTGTTCGTTTGGTCCAGAGCGACATTACTGGCGCGGTCTGCATCGAAGCCTTTGAAGGTGCTCAAGGTCTTGCGGATTGTTTCCACGCTATGCCCGTCAACCAGCCCGGCCACAATCACATCCTGCAGGCGCGTCAGGTTGCGCACTTCCATTTTTGTGATGAGCTCTGTGCTCCATTGCACGATTTCCGGCAAGCGCTTAACGGCAGTCGGGCCGATTCGCGGCGAAATTGATCGGACCCGAGGTGTTGCCTGCGGATCCGCCCAAGCTTTCAAGAGGAAATCTGCCGAAACGCCTGCAGCGACGTATGCCCGCCGTTGGCTGTCTGTTGCATCTATCGCAATGGACCGCGCAACCCACCGGGCCAATTTCTCTGCCGCGCGGGTCACGTCCCCGGTCCACTTGACGATGTTGGCTGAAACATAAGCATCGATGTCGCCTTTAAAGGCTTCAGGGTCACGCTTATAAGCCTGAAGGACTGCGGCGCCGATTTCTCGAAGCCGTTCTTTGTCTTTCTCGGTTTTGGGCTTTGAAAGACTCCAATCCTTCGCAATCGCGCCCTTACTCGCAAGGTGCAGAAAAATATCATCCGCAACCATGCTCATAAAAGCGCGGTTAAGAAAGGCCAGCTTCTTTGAGAATTTCCGCCGGATCCCTGCGTTCGGCTCTGTCGCCCGCGTTGTTTTCGGCTTCATTCGTCTTACCTCTCAGCGCGTCCAAAATATCCTGCGAGCCGTCATCAGTCAGTAAATCACCTTCGGTTTCCTCCGGCAGATCATCCGAAAGGAAATCCAGGTGCGCCGCGCTTTCGGAGCGTATCGCCTGTCGCATTTCCTCTGCGCTGATGATGTTTCGATCTTTCAGCGTAGCCAGCGCGGTAACGCGAGCATTGAAGTTCATCGACTGCGCGGATTCGTTATCCATATCCAATTCATTCCAATCGAATGAAATGCCCGGATCGATTTCGCCCCAAAGCTGCAGTTGAATCGCGTTCAAACAACGCTGAATCTGCGCCCGATAAAGCTCCTGCTGCGAGCGCAGATGATCGTTATAGTTTCTGATGTCGCTTTCACCAGTAGCGTTAAAACCACTGGGGCTGATGCCGAAAAGCTTCACCGCAGGAGTGCGGTTGACTGCCGCAATCATTTCCTGCGCCTGCCGAACGATTTGCTCAACGCCGCCAACGGATGTTTGAATGTTTTCCACGCGGTCCGTTTCAGAATTCGCAAGGAAGACACTGTTGTTATCGCGGTAGTGCTGAAGCATTTCCATCACGGCATCCATCATTTGAATGCCGTCAGGACTACTCATTTTGTCCTGCGCGTCCGTGAAATAGACGATAAGAGAAAGCTTCTTGATAAGTTCCTGAGCGGCTACACGGCATTCATTCCAATGCAGTACGTAATCCCACAGGATTTGCGCCTGGGGGATTCCAAGGAAGTTATAAGCCGGTTTCAGCAACGTAGGCGGTTCATTCGCAACCAAGCGCACCAGGCGCGTTTTATGCACCTGCCGCCCCAAAACGAGCCACTGGCTAGGACTCATGTAATCCTTCTCCAGCGGGTCTGTTGCGTTGTACTGCGAAGGCGAAACCGTCATGGGGTCAACCACCAAGAATGAAAGCTTCGAACCTTTTTCGATTTCTGCGCACTTGTTGTTCAGATACAGCGGAAGGGACAGATCAGCCGGTTTGCCGTCTTCATTGTCTACGTCCGTTTTGATGAAAACGAACGCGCCGCCCATAAAACCAACCATGGTTATAGCGCGGTTAAAGATGCCCCGAAGATCAAATTTTTCCTGCTCATTCTGCAGTTCTGCGATTTTCTCAGGCGGCGTATCGGGGCCGCCTTTAATCGTAATCCACTCGCGCGTTACATCGTCCGCAACAGTTTTGATGCAGTTGCGAATCATGCCGTTCTGCGCAATCTGCTGCAGTGCGCCGTAGCCTACGAAGGAGGTATACGGGAACTGCCCCATACGGGCCGCATGAGCGCTCAGACTGTCAAACAGCATTGAGTAGCCGCCCACGCTTTCAAACGCCTCATCCATAGCTACGCGATTCGATTTCTTCGCGAGCGTAGCAGGAAGCGAAAACAGGGCCTTCACATCTTCTTCGGAGTTAATGCCCTGATTCTTGCGCTTAATAAATTCGGCCTGCATCATGGCCGGATCAATGTGCATCATGGGCCGCGCCTGGGGCGTAGCCTGCGGCGCAATCTTTTTAATTGTCTTTCGCATAACTAAAAGCGTCTGAGCGCCGCGAGGTTAGTAGGATGAAAATGCCAGCCGGGTTTCCCGTGCAGGTCTGAGATGGCCTGCGTACAGGCGTCTATTTGATCATCGTGAGCGCCAGCAGGGAAACTCAACATTTCCGGCACCAGTTCTTTCTTTACCCAGGGATAAAGGTCAGGCGGCGGCAAGAACACATTGCCAGCCTCAAACAACGGCGTAATGCTTGACGCACGCGCTTCCTTCGATTCTTTCGGCGTCACCGGCGTAATGCCGCTCACCGTTTCTTTCAGGGCGCTGATAATCGCAGGGCCGTTTGCCTTATCTTCAACCAGCTTTCGAATGACATTCGGCCACTTTTCGGCCAAATCAATGAAGGCCCGGCGAGTCTTGACGAAATCCATCCGCCCGCGAACTTGATCCAGCAGATAGAAGCAGCCCTTTTTCTTTCCCCAAATCTGCCCAACCACAAAGTCAGATGTGGCCGTTTCTTTAAAGGTCAAGTCCCATGAAGAAACGTAACTATCAAATTTGTCAGGGAGAGTTTCGGCACTCCAAAACTTGAGCCATTCGGCCTTGAAAAGCCCACCGCCTGCCGGCACTGGCCGCTGCTGTAACTGCCCTGCAACGGCGTAGCTCCCCATCGTGGCTTCCAGTTCCTTCACCTGGCTTTCGCTGAAGCGCTCAGGGAAAAGCAGCTCACCGTCGGTAGTCCGAGGGTCTTTGAAGCCAATAGAGGTAACGCAGCGCCGGGCTTCCTCAAAACGCATGGGCAACATCAAGTGCGTATAGCCCAAATCGCGCTCAAGGATGATCCCCGAGGTATCGCGCTCATGCAAACGTTGCATGATTACGATGATTGCGCTTTTCTCATTGTTTACGCGGCTTGGTACGGCTTCAAGAAAGGTTTGCTCTGCGGCATCCAATGCCGGCTGAGAAAACGCATCGTCAACGGATAAAGGGTCATCGATAATCACCCTGTCACCGCGTGAACCGGTCAGGCTTCGAAAGCTCATAGACTCACGAAAACCGGTTTCAACGTTTTCAAACTTTGTCTTTGCGTTCTGGTCACCGGTCAGCTTCACCGGCCAGCGTTCCTGATACCAATCCGACTGAATCAGACGGCGACATTTCATGTTATCGCGCACGGCCAGCGGTTCTTTGTGAGCCGTAGTCAGGTAACGCAACTGAGCGGCGCCGCACGGACCCCATTCCCATGCAGGGAAGAAAACGCCCGTAAGCAGGCTTTTCATCATGCCGGGGGGAACATTCATCAACAGGCGCTTGATTTCGCCAGAATGCACGGCCTCAAGATGCTCACACATAGCATCAAGCGCCCAGCCCCACTTAATCGGTGTAGCCGGTTCGAGTACCGCCCACGCCATTTTGCAGAATTCGGCCAAACTGCGCTTTGCAATCTCTTGGTCCAGTTCAATTAGACTCGGAATCCTCTGCGGCTTCGCCATAAAGTAGCTCTCTCACCGCCTTGAGCTTCGCCAGCGGCAAGCCCGAAAGGTCGGTTTTTTCTTCAACCTTCACCGCGCCGCCGTCTGCGCCGGTTACGGCCACGCGCTTACGATCTCCAAAATTCTTATCGTCACGAAGTCCAGCCTCACGATTCAGTTGCTGAATCAAAAGCTTTTTCGCTTCCACATAGCCACTGGGGAGATGCCGCAACGGTTCCCCGCCAATTTCTATTTGGCCGTCCGCAACCTTGTCTGCGAAATCGGATGTTTCCTCTGCAACCCGCGTGGCCCGCCGGTTGAATAGCTCTGCGCTTTGTGCACGCGCGCGCACGGTCTGCTCTAGAAATTCAGGATGCGCGTCTTTCCAATTCCACAACGTCTGAATGCACGGCATGTCCGGCATATCACAAATCTCACGCTCTGAAATACCTTCGCGAATCATTGCGCAGATACGGTCAGCAAGTTCCCGGGTGAATTTTGAAGGCCGCCCCCGTTTTTTCTTTTGGGGCGCAGGTTTCTTAGCCATATCGTCCCTCTCTAGGTTTTATAGCCATATACGGGCACAATGCACTACGTACAAAACAGATAAGCAGAATGCGCTAAAAGCAATACCGGTAGCCGATAACCACGCCACAACGCGAAACAATCGCGCCGAAAAAGGAAGTCTTGCATCTTGATCGAGCATCATATTGCATAGCCTCCAACCGCTGATAACTGCTAGAATTATCTTCATGTGTGGAATCTCCTATATTCCATAACAAGAAACCCCGATGGTTTACCGGACCTTCGGGGTTTCGTTTTGCGGCAAAAAAATACCCGCATCAATCGATACGGGTTATTTCTTCAGGGTGCAAAAAGGCCACGGGTCTTTCCGTGACTTTTAAACGCTGCCGCGATTCAAATTTTCTTGAGGCGAATTAAACCCCGTTTTTTGACAATTGTCAAATCGTGAGGATACGGACTCGACTGCATCCCGAAAACGCCTTTCTGCGGCTTGAACCCGTAAAACCACATTACGAAAGAAAATGTGGTTCACGCGGGACATCTTGCCGATTGAGTACAAATTGACATACCAATCCTTCAACAGTTTTCGGTCTGAGGCATCAAGCCAGGTGAAAGACTTTTCAAGCAATTGAGCATCATCCACATCAACCTTTTCGCCCGGCATCTCCCGATAGCGTTCCTCCTGCCAGCTTGAGGCATAACGGGAAAGCATGGTGGTCGGAGAATGTGTCCGACTGGGCCGGATATACCGCGCCCAGTTGACAATTCTTGCCCGAAAAATCTGGTCTTCGCTCATGACTCTTCGACTTCTTGCCCAGTTGATTTAAACGCACGAATATCAATAATACTGACTGTAGGCGGCGTTGAACGTCCGCTTACAGGAAGCATCCGGACACAGGTAGGCGAAATCCGGTATCCGAAAGCGTAGAAGTCAGGATGTCCGAAAAAGCGCTTGACGGCCTGAGACTGAAAAGCTGAAGCATTGAGCCACACTAGGATTTTTTCATAAGGACGCGGATAGGTGCGCGGATTATCCTGCTCAATATGCTTCCAGTTGCTTTCAAAGTAACTGCCTTTGATCTTAATCTGCATCATCTACACCTTCTTCGGTTACTGAGTGAATCTCTATGCCGATGTCATCGACGGGTCCATAAATTTTGCAGGCTTCGATGCTGTAGATGCGATTGTCATCATCGTACACAACGGCATTCATAGCGTCGGTGACGGCCTTGACGAGGTTGTCGAGGTCCGGCTTGGTGATCTTCGGCGCCCGAGCCGCGATGACCGCCTGGCGCCGTTTGTTGCTCCATGAAGCAGGAGGCGCAAAGCGAAACATGATCTTGATGCTGACGGCGCCGGACTCGATCATCCGGACGCCGTTTTTCATCATCGTTTGCTTGGCGTTTGCCCGGACCCACTTCTCGAAGTCCTCCGTCGCTTTGGGCGTATAAGCCCGGCCCTGACGCGTAAAGCGCGGGCGGCCCTTCGGTACACCGGGGCCTTTGATCGTAAAAGTAAGGACGATCACTTGCGGCCCCCTGCACGTTCATTCGCCTGAAGCCCAGCTCGGACTTTTTCGGCCAGCTTTTCAAACGTATCGGTAATAAATTGATTCTTCGGCCATGAAGTCCGTGCCAGCGTGCACACATCAATCAAGCTGATAAAGATCTCGCGCGTGCCCTTGCGGGAAGTAATCTCCAGGACGAAATCGAGGGCAACCGAGGCAACCAGCAAAACGTCCGTATTGCCGTGGGCGTCGGCGTGTTTCCTGACGCCCTCAAGCAGTAGGATTTCTTCGTCAAAGTATCCGGGCGGGACTTGATACGGCTCAAAGTAGCTGGGGCGGCTCATATCTGTTACCTCCCGAAAATCACGCGCATGAATTCGTCAATTTTCGAGGCCTCGGCGGCCTTACGTTCTTGCGGCGCGCCGTGCACCCAAAGATTGCGGATAGCGGCCTCGCGCTGGGCGTGAACCTGACGGTTGATTTCTGCTGCCTCAGCGTGATAGCCGTCCGCGTGAAGGGCGGCGACAATGCCGACCGCGCGCTCTCCTTCGACCTGTAGGTTGATTGTGTATGTTGTCATTATGTTGTCATTAGGTAATCACAAGATAGACAAGGCCGGCATCAGGAGAAAACCCCCGTCATCTTTCCAATTGAAGAGACGATCCCGGCAACGCTGGCGGCAAGGCCGACCCAAAAAACACAAGCCCAGACGCGGTTAAAGTAGCCGCGAAAAACGCCGAGCAAAAGCGCCAGAACGCAGGCATTGCCGACAAAGAAAAAGAAATAGTCAATCATTGCTGTTCGTCCTCTCCGAGGCTAAACGGCGATGCCGCCCCCTCACGAATGCAAGCGTTCTGTAGCGCCTCAAAGTAATCGCCAATCTTGTCGTTGATCTCTGTCACGTCGTTTAGGCTTTCTTGGCAGGCTGAAACCTCGGCCAGAGAGGGTATGCGCTTAATGAGTTCTGAGTAAAGGTCCAGGAGATTTTTCAGCCCTGTCATGATGGTTGCGCACTCGAAGGGGTCAAAAGTAAGCCCCCATGCGAGCTGTTGCGCGGTAGCCGTCCCGCCGAAAGCGGCCGGAACTGGACGCCAAGCCTGCACGCTATAGCGCGACCAGTCCCCGGCAAAAAGTGAAGAAAAGCTAAACGGCCTGATTTCAACATACCGCGCCCCGGTCTTGCTGAGAATTGTGACAAGGTACGCGCCCTCAAACCCCGGGTGTGTTGCGGGGTCGTCCTTGCGGTATTCAATCCATTCTTCAATCATTTGGCGGCCTCCATTGCGTCCTTTTTGTTCTTTGCGTCATCAGTCAGGGTGCGGATGTAATTCAGCATGGCAATCGCATCTGCGCGTTTCTTCGGTAATTCGATGCGCGGAATTTCCTGCAGATAACTACGCAGCATCACTTGAAGCTTTTCGGCTTCCCGGATGCGGATGCACACCAGCGGTTCCTTAAGCGGGTTGTTCATTCTTCTTTCTCCTTCGTGTATCCTCAATATTTCAGCGATTCCAGCCGCTTTTTCGCTTCTTCTTCGGCCTTAAGTTGCTTGCTGGCTTCCTCATATTTCGCAAACGTCAGTTCAAGCGTTTCCCGATCCATCGGGCAACTTTCGATACGCTTCAAAAGGGCTGTTATGAGTAGCCTTTTGTCAAAGTTCTCCAAAACCATTTTTTTCACCGCTAGAAAACGACCCTAGCCGCCGCCACGAAGAAAAAGACTGCTGAGATGAATGCCAGCATACGAGCGAATAGCCCCTGCCCTACGAGCTTCTCAACGTAGTAAAGAAGCACCATCACATTGCCAAGCGCCAAATAGAGAAGCGCGAGTACGTGGTCATTCATCTTCCGGTCTCCTGCTTCTGCATCAGATCGTGATACCTGATCGCGGTATCAAACGCGAGTGACGGCCACAACTCATAACGCCACAAACCGGTCACAGAAAACGTACGTTTCATACTATTTCCTTCCGCGAAGTCCACAGTGACGTTCTGCCACGTGCCTGAATCCTCGCGCTCCTTCACGGTCACGAGGTACTTACAGCCGTTCACCAGAACGCAGAAATCCTCTTTGAGCCCAATCCGCTCTGTCGATTCCCACTTCTCCGGAACGCACTCACAGGCATTGATGTGATTTTTGAGCTCGCAAAAGGCATCCACTTCGCACGCACTGACGGACTCTGCATGCTCGGTCATGTACTTCTCAACGATGTCCTCAAGCGTCTTGAGTGTGTCTAGGGCCACAATCGCTCGCTTCTCTTTGAGCGCGTAAAGTGCTTTCTTCTTGTAGACGTCATTCATTGCTTACGCTCCTTCGGGAATCAATTCACGCGGGCAGAGATCGGGCAGAATCCTTTGTGATGTTTGGCAATACGAAGTAGAAGCACCGAGGTCCACAACACATATCGAGAACGCGTTTCATGCCGCCTCTCCGAAAACGTCAGCAGAAAGCGGCCGGCGCATTGAGTTACCTAAAAACTGATAAGCGACGCACTTGCCGCGGATGCGGTCCACAAGGCGCGGACCGAGAACGTTGTTAAGGTCTGCCGGGCGCAGATTCGAGAGGAAAATCGTCGGGCGGTTTTCTGAAATCCGGCTGTCGATGATCGAAAAAAGTATCTGCTTCTCGTTTTCGGTGCCGGCCTGGACACCGACCTCATCAATCACAAGCAGGGAGACCTCCGAGAAAAGCCGAATTGCGTCAAAACTCGTTCTGTCGCTTTTTCCACTCCAGGTGCTACGGACGTATTGGATGATGTCTGTAGCGCGCGTATAGATGCCTTCTGACTGCGGCAAAATGGCATGAAGAATGGCGCACGCCAAATGACTTTTGCCGGTCCCCGGGTTACCGAAGAAAAAGAGTCCGTAGCCGGTCTCTTTCGCCTTTTCCCAACCGCGCACGAACCGGCAGGCGAGGTCCAGCGCGCCTTGTTGGTTTTTCGTCTCGGCCAGAAAGTTCGAGAATGTTTTGGTGCGGTATTCGGCCGGGATGCAGGAGCGCCGTAATGCCTCCTCGATGCGGTCGCGGGCTTCGGCCGCTTTCTTAGCCTTTTCGTAGGCCTCACGCTCTGCCTGGCGGCGTTTACGTTCGATCAGTGCGCACTCAGGACACTGAGACTCACACACGACCTGCCCGCCCAAAACTGTCTGAATACCGTTATACGGTCCGTGAATTGCGCAGTTCAAAACGGCGCCCCTGCGGATCGGCAGAGGGACTGCGCCCTGCGAGGATTCGATGATGGCTGAAAATGTCTGCATGGTTGCTTACCCCCAATTGGCCGTACCGTCAGGATTCATTGATCCCTCGTAGTAGGCCTCGTCAAAAACTTCAGGTTGTTGGTGTGCGGTTGATCCCGCGGGTTTTCTCGATGTGATTTCTTTCTCGCGCTTGACCCAGTTGAGCCACGATTGATTCCATCCCTTCCCGCTACGCATGGTGTCCTTGCCCTTGCCGATCCGGTAGTAGCCCGAGAAGCTGGCAAAGACCGTGTCTGGGTTGAGGTCAGGCCGAAGCTGCTCGCAAAACGTCCGCCAGTCTTCGGGCAGGGTGTCAAGGTTGAATGCGTGCGTGATTGCCTGCCGCTTTTCTTTCTTCTTTCTTTCTGTCTCTTTATTGGTTATTGGTTCTTGGTTATTGGTTAGCATTCCATTTGCATTGCATTCGCATTGCGTTTGCTCTGCATTTGGATATGCACTTGCATCGATTTCTGGCTTTTTTGCCCACCTGGACGCCGCCGCACGCTTTCTTTTGTTGGAAACCGTCTGGGCTTTTTCGATTTCCTCATCGCAACGCGACTGCCGATACTCGCCATTTTCCAAAGTGAAGAACCTTTGCAATACGTAGTGCATAGCCTCTTGCTCTGCAGGTGCATATCCACGTGCAATGCGTTTGCATTCGTCTTGCATAAGCGGACGCTCTTCTTTGTAGTATCTGACGAGCAAATCCATGTAGACGCCTCGTTCTGTTGGCGTCAGGTCAAGCGTCCCGGCGATCCAGTCGCCTAAGTGAAGCTGCACATAGTTCATACGGCCGCCGATGAGCATTACAGCTCTTTCGCTTCAGGATACAAATCCGGTCGAATCAATGAACGTGGGATACCGGTGGCATCAGAAAAATCGTTGACACGGTCAGCGCTAACACGTTTGTGTTTCCACATCGAAATCGTCTGCTTACTAACGCCAAGCCTTTCAGCAAGACATTTCTGGGTTTTGAATTTCAGCAACGCCAAGGAAACGACGTTGACATTCTTCAAGTCAAAATCCATTTGAACCTCACTCTGTCAATTTTGGTGAGACAATTATATCCATTTAAAGTGGCGTTTGTCCATAGCCTTGCGCCTACACAGAGTCCATTTAGGGTGTACTCTGTCAATTGCTTTTAATCCGGGAGAAGCACATGAACGACTACGAAGCCCGTTTTAGGGCGTTGCTGCACAAACGCGGCCTAACCCAAGCAGAACTTGCAAAACAAGTAGGCAAGTCACGTCAAGCGGCCAGTACGTGGTCACATGGAACATTGCCAAGAGATGAGGAGACATTACAGCGATTGTGTCAAATACTCGGTACAACACCGTCATACCTGAGATATGGTGCTGGCGGACAACCGGACGGTGCCGGGGATCTGACACCTAGTAAGGACAGTATCATGTTGAAGATTCTTCGCGATCCGGACGAGCAACTACGTCCGGCCATTGAAGTCATGCAAGTTTCTGTCGCGTGGCTCCGCTCATTTGTTCCGTCTTCGCCCTTAGACGAACTCAGACTCCACCTGGTGCGTGGCGACTCCATGGCACCAACCGCAGCTGCTGGAGACCTACTCGTCGTAGATACTAGTATCACAGACTACGATGCTGATGACCTTTATCTGCTCAAGAATCCTCGCGGAATCCACACGTTCAAACGCCTGCAAATGGTCCCCGACGGATTTAACATCATCAGCGACAACGTTCGCTATCCGCCGATTCTTGTGCCAACGTTAACGGGGTACAACGTCGTTGGCAAAGTAAAAATTATCGGTCATTTCTTTGCGCCATAACCCTCTGAACGCAAAATCTTCTCATCGACAAGGAACTGCGAAAACATACACATAACATCGCAGAAGAAACAACATCAAAGCGCCGAATACAAAGCCGCCTCCGGGCGGCTTTTCTTTTGCCTTAAGCGTCCATCAGTTTTTGACATGGATCAACCTACCGACAATTTGTCCACTTCAGCTTGACTATTTTAAATGGACAAAGTACACTTCGCTTGTCAGTTTTAGGTGGACGGAATCCACAACGGAGGCAACGAAATGACACAGACGACCATTGTTTTGAACCCCAAGCGGACTGAGTACTCGGCTGAGAAAGCAGCCAAGGGGGCAATAACAGCCGCGGAAATGATCGAAATGTTGAAGAAGTTTCCGGCAGATGCCCGAATCGTTGTCGCCGATTTTGAGGAGTACATGTACGGCGCTGTGACCCCGAAAGACTTTCACCTGAATGACGGCGACGAGGAGTAACGCCATGACGCTCGAATACGCACTCTGTCAGGGACAGCTCGCCGAAATCGCGCATCAGCGCTTCACGTCCCAGTTCACCGTGGCCGCGGCAATTGCCGCCGTGACCGCCCTCATCGTCTTTCTTCAGTGGGGGCTGGCATGAAGAAAAAATGGTTCGAGAACGCCATTGCGGCCGCTGGCTTCGTCCTCCTCGGATATGTGTTGCTTTCATTGCCGGGGTACTAGCCAGGCAAGAAGAACAAATCGTTCTTCTGTTTGCCCCTTTTCGCCGATTCCTTTTAACGGCCTGGGCGGTGGGATGGGGCAAACAAAAGAACGGTTCTGAACTGTTCTGCAGCGAGCGTCACTGAAGGCGTGCGCAAAGGAGTTGAAAGTACTCTGTACCCTGAGCCGGGAGTGGTGCCCCGACCAAACGGAACATATGCGCAGCGCACCTGCAAGCGCTTAATACGGCTAGCCCATGGGGTGCCGCGTCCGGACGTAACAACCGGAAACCGTATGAAAAGGCCGATTTCATGGCGTTGGTGCTAGCGCCATGAAATGGGCTTTTTCGAGTTGTGTATGTGGTTGACGCCGATACGAGCCACACCGTGCCTTCTCAACGCTCGGGTCTAAAGGAAATCGCATCGGCTCATATAGAAGTGTGATTCCTGCAGCTCGCCCAATTGGGCTTTCAGGTGTGTAAGTCTTTATCCTCGATCTCCTTGGCGACCGATGCATTTGTGTTTTGATGCATCAGGGTTCTAAAGGCGCGGTTTCGAGGGTCGCTAATAGTCAGCAACATAAGAAAAGCAACTGCGCCTGCATCTGAAAGCCCTCCTTCCCTTTCTCGCGCCTTTTTGACTGCCTGCGTTCTCTCGTCTGCTTGGACTGGTGCATTGCCGCTTCGCAGGCAGTCAAAAGGGCGTTTTTTTATGAGGTCGTAATGACAAACGAAGAAGCAAAAAAGCTGTGGTTTGACAGCATCGAAATCGTGAAGTGCGATATGGCGAAGGCGGAACCGGACAAATTGGCCGCGAAGTTTTACTTACTGGGCGAGGAAGTTTCGTACGGTGTTCGATGTGATATCGGGACCGAAGTCAAAGCCCTGTGCATCCGCATCCTTAACGGCGAAGAAACGGAACATCCGGCCCTTGCAGACTTCCTGAAAGGCTTGGTGATTCGAGAAATCGCCCTGCATGATCCGAACAACTTCATCCAGTACGGGGGCGAAGAATGGACCTTCAAAACCGCCGCGTGAAGCGGAAGACTTGGAGCACTTCGGATAATCCGGCCGCGGATTATGAGCGGTACTGCGAATGTCAGGACGATGAAGATGAAGACGAAGACGAAGAGGATGATGACCTGCGCCGCGAAATCGAAGCTGAAAGACGCGCCGAAGCCGCTGAGGCCAGAGCCGCAGAGCGCGAATTTCGCAACTATGACCCTTTCGGAGGTCCGTAATGAAGCACACAAAGAAGCCCGCAGATTTGCGGGTTTTTCGTCATTGGTGCCGGGAGTTCGGTATAGAACGTCCAAAGGCACGACTTTTCGCCTACTGGCGAAGTCAATGTGAAGCGGCGAAGGCCGCCGAATAAGAAAAACAAAAACGGCGCAGGGGAAGAGAACTGCGCCGTTTTCGTTGGGAAGAGAACCACCAAACGTACAAAAGGAGTATAGCGCAAATGTCTATTGCGACGCTTATCTTAGGAGCGTCAGGGACCGGCAAAACGGCTTCCCTACGTAACCTCGACCCTACGCAATGCCTGTTGATTCAGCCGGTGCGCAAGCCCCTTCCCTTTCCTGCAAAGGGATGGGCCGAGATTCGGGCAAAAGGGGACGGAAACAACATTTACGTAACCGATGATGCCGCCCACATCGTTTCAGCCATGAGCAAAACCAACCGTGAAATTGTCATTGTTGATGATTGGCAGTACGTCCTTTCCTTCATGTTTATGCGAATGCGCAATTTGAAGGGCTACGACAAATTCACGGATATCGGCGGCGCCGGTTTCGACATTGCGAAGGCTGCCAGTGAGTTAGGGCCAAACAAACGTGTTTACATCCTCGCGCATTCCCAAACTGACGATTTCGGTTTTACGCGCATCAAAACGCTTGGCCGGATGCTTGATGAAAAGATTTGCGTAGAAGGGTTGTTCACAACCGTTCTGCGCACCAAAGTGGACCAGGCGAAGTACTGCTTCCTGACCCATAACAGCGGTGCCGATACCGTGAAAAGCCCGATGGGGCTTTTTGAATCGGACGAAATCGAAAACGATTTAGCACTTGTAGATACAAAAATTTGTCAGTTCTACGAGATTCCTCAACACGTTTAATAACGAAGGACAAAACGAAAGATGATTACATCATTCACGCGAAACGATGAACGCGCCTCAGCCGTTGCCGGTTTTTCCGGCATCAGCCATACAGGTATTTACACCGGCTTCATTGCCCAGGCAGAAATTGCCGAAGGAAAGAGCGGCGCTCAGTACCTTGAGATTGCATTCAAGTGCAAACAGTGGAAGGAAAAGGACGCTAACGGCAATGTGTCTGAAGGCACCGGGGACCGCGTTGCCTTCATCCGCACCTACATCACATCAAAGACCGGTGAGCGCACGTTTGGCGCCGACATCATTGATGCAATGATGGTGTGTCTCGGGGTATCCAAAATGGACGCCGTTAAAGGCGTTGTTTATGGTCGTAACGCCTCGCGAGACAAGTCGGATCAACATCAGGGCTATCGCCTGCCTGACATCGAAAAGAAGCCTATCGGCTTGTTGATTCAGCGTGAAGACCGCTTGTATACGGACAATACTGGCGTTGTTCGTGAGAGTTTCAACCTCAACATCCTTACGCCATTCGATCCCGCAAACGGCAAATGCGCCCGCGAAATTCTGGAAAAAGCGGATAAGGCTACAGTGGTTGAATCTCGCTTTGCTACGCTCAAAGATAAGCCTGTGCGCAGTAATGCCCCGGTGAATGATGCTGCCGCTTATGGTGCTCCTGCGCATCAGCCTGCGCAGATTACTGGAAGCGCCGGAATGCCGCCTGCACCGGAACCCGAAGATTTCTTCTGATAACCAATAAGAGCAACGAAGCGCCCCAGGTGGGCGCTTTTTTTGAAGGTATTCCCCGTCAATAACCCCCGCCTGAAGGCGGAGGCTTGAAAAAGCCTTTATTGACTAGTCTCAGCAAACCTCCTCCGGGAGGGGAGCTACGTTGGTTGGGAATGTATAGGCACCGTGGGATGTTCATCCTAGTTCCACGCTCTGCGGCCAGTGGTTAAAAGCTCTGAGAGGTAGGAGCGGTGATGCAGACAAGAAACCCCTTCCAACATTGACGAAGGATGTCAACCGGCCTTCGGGCCGAGTAAGCGGAGCCTGCGGGTATCCGCTAAGAACTTAGAAAGGAGGTCGGCGCTTCCTCCCCTTCCTAAAGGAAGAGGTTTCAGCGCCGAATCATTATGATCATCGAAAAAATGCAAGACCCGAACCGGCGCACGGGCAACGATGTCGAAGATGATATTGAGGCCGCGATTCAGCGTGAAGCGGAGGCCATGGCCGAAGAAGCGGTAGACCCCGAAACAGGCGAAATTCTGAAAAACCCGGAAGCAGAAAAGGCGCAGGCCGAAGTGGAAAGCCTAAAGGGGGAGATGTGCGACATCATCGCCGGTTCAGTCCGATTCATTCGCCACCTGGATGCAGAAATTGCCGCGCTGAAAGCCCACATTGACGATTCAAAGAAGATTCTTGAGCGCTTAAAACGCACGCAGGAAAAGGCCGAGGCCCGCGCCATTTACCGCATGACGCGCAATCAGTACAAAACAATTACTGACGGAAAAACCGGCCTTTGCGTCACTCTTTGCAAGCCGCGTGAAAGCGTCATTACCGAAGACAGCAAGATTCCCGCGGAATTCATGCGCATTAAGTCAATTACCGGTTTGAAAAAACTCCCCAGCGAAGACGTTCTGAAGGCCCTGGGGGATGGTGCAAAGATCAATCTTGAGCCGAACAAAACTGCCATTGCCGAAGCGATTCACGCAGGCGAAGCGGTCCCCGGCGCAAGAATCGAACTGAAAGCCTCGTTGCGGTTTTCTAAGTGATATGAAAGCCTTTTCAATTGAAAAACTGCGGTTTGAAGTCAATCCGGATGATTTCACCATCATCATGACGGTTGAAGGTACTGGATTCAAAGGCAATAAAAAAATCTCAGGCGAAAAGGTGCACGGCGTTGTTTGGTATGAGGTTTCCGAGCTTACGGCAATCCTCGCTGGTGCGCTTCAGGTGTGTCAGCGTGCCAGTAAGGTCCTTGAGAAACAAGCCCGACAGGACGCAAAGCACGTCATTTTGGAGGGAAGAGAACGTGAAAAGTCAAAAGAAGATGGTGCTTGAATGCCTGAACCAGGTATCGCATCAGCTTACGCAGACAAACAACCGCGTGCAAAAAATTGCCGGTTACATCAGCATGAACGTTCCTGCAAGCCAAGCTGATTATGCGGCTTGCAAACGTGCGTATGAAATGCTGATTGACGCGCTGGAAGGCATGGTAAACAACTTGCAGAAAGTCTGCGAAACACACAAACTGCAGGACGAAAAGGAAGAGAAAATTTGTACTGCAGGCCGGAACCTTTAGGTGGGTGCAATGAACAGGGCTGAGAAAAGAGCGCTGTTGAAAGCGCAGAAAGCCGCAGCCAGGGGACGCAAACGACACCTATCCGGCGGCGAATTGATAGAGCAAAAAGGCTTCGGCGCATGGATGTGCATGATTCCGATGTCTGAAGAAGAGGTAACTCGGTGCGAGTTACCTATTTTTTTGTGGTTCAAACAGGCACGTACCGGGGACCTTGATGCGAAGTCAGATATTTGGACCAACCTCATGAGCGCCATTGCTCATGGTTGGGTACTGGCTAAGGCGACTACGCAACCTGTGAATATTGAACGGCAGTTTTCAGCCGCCGCAAAAATGCTGGATGCGGCGTATGACCATCTGTATAAGACCGGTGAAGTCCTGCAGCCTAACTTTGATGCTGTTTATGACGCTTTGAACGTCCTTTGCGACATCCAAAGACAGTTAAACCGCGCAGACCTTCTGCGCTCCCTGAACTACGTAGTACAAAACTTTGATGCAGTGATGCGCGGGCTTTTCGGCGAACAAAAAAGCGTTTTTCGAGGTGATACGAAATGAAGAAGATAGACTGGGAATTTTTGAAAGGCCGCCATACTACGCTTACTGTAGCCGATATGTGCCGCGTGCTGGGGTGCTCGAAGCGGTCCATTTACAACTGGGAAAATTCGGGAGATGTCCCGCCCAGCTTTAAGATGTCCAGCGGACGTAGTCGCCTATGGAATGCCAGGGACGTTTTGGCGTTTTATGAAAAGAAGTTCGCGCAGGCCGCGCGTGCATAATGAACTCTCATAACGGACCAGATATGAAGCTAGATTGGAATCTGATGCGAGTCATCCTCGCACACATTGAATCGGAAACGATTAAAGAGTTTCTGAATGACGCAAATAGCTTATCGGAATGGAAGGAAGGGCAGCTCCTTTCTGACCGACGCGATCAAAAGCAAGATCCAAGCGTTCGCGTGGTGTACTCCCACATCAAGTTGCTGGCAAAAGGCGGCTACATTGAGGGACTGCACGTTCAGGAATCTCTGGACGGTTTTTTCGACATCGGCATTAGCGCCAACCCCTCCCTCACTCTGGACGGGTATGCGCTACTGGAGACGTTGCGGACAAACGGCTTTGTAGACAAGCTCAGAGCGTTCGCCAAAGAAAAGTCCGTCCCGCTCACGTTCGAGACTTTCAAACTGGTTTCAGCCGCTCTGTTACCAACACTGCTCACCCCTCGGCGAAAGCCGGGGGCTTTTTCAAATGCTCATTGCTCTCGATAAAAACAATCAGCGAGTGTGTGCGAGCGACGCGGAAAGGGGCGATGAGTTCTACTGCCCGTATTGTTCCTCGCCAATGCTCGTAAAGAAAGGTGCAATCAAAGTACCGCACTTCGCTCACATATCGGCCACAACGACATGTGAGTACGACAGAGAGTCGAAAGAACACATGCTTACTAAGCTTTCGATTTACGACTGGCTTGCGGAACAAGGGGTTGATGAAGTTGACATGGAATATCCGCTTGAAGAATGTCGACCCGACATTTTCTTTGTTCATCAAGGGAAAAAGGTCGCGGTCGAAATCCAACTCTCACCTATTCCGGCAGCCGAAATCATTCTGAGAACACAGCTTATGAACAGGCAGGGGATTCACGTTCTTTGGCTGATTCAGTCACTGCCTATCAATTCTGAGTTTCGAGCTAGAGATATGTGGCGCTTCCTGAACGGCTGGTACTACGGAGCATTGTTCAGCTGGGACAACGAATACAGCGAAATCATCGAATACGGGATTCTCAACGCAGAACGTTACAACCACTTTACTGGTTGGACTCGAACTCTAAAAAACACAATTACAGCATGGGAACGCCGAAGACTTGATTTGCTTTCAGATTTCTCATTGAAAGGAAGAAAGTTCACGCCTCAATTCAAGCGTTATCCAGCAGCCAAGCTTTACATGCCAAACAAACTCTATTAACTCACAGCCCCGGCTCCCAGTCGGGGCTTTTTGATACTCGCCTCTGTTTCGGGTATGCTTCCTGTGTCGGCCGCGATGGCCGGCGCGGGATTGGCGTCCCGTTGTTAGGCGCGTAGCCGCCTGAAGTCGTTCATGCGGCTTTTTTGTTAGCTATGCGCAAGGGAGCGGTGAAACACCGCCCCCTTAAAAAAGGGAGTCCACCTGTTGGACACCCTTTGCAAGACTCCTTATGAGCGAGACTTGCAGGCTCCTTCGGGAGGCCGTCTCCTAACAGCGGTACGCCAACCTGTAAGTCCGCTCACCCGATTGGCGTCGGGTAGCGATCTAAGTCGCTATATGTTAGGAGTCAGTAATGACACTCGCTATTTTCAAGTTCGAATCCGCCCAGATTCGTACCTTCGGCACGTCCGAAACTCCCCTTTTTGTCGCGATTGATGTTTGCTCTGCATTGGGATTCGGAAATCACCGCCAAGCCATCGCTTCTCATGTCGACCCCGAAGACCTCACCAAGGCCGTCATCGAAACGAAGGGCGGCAAGCAAACCGTCAACTGCGTGAACGAATCCGGCCTCTACGCTCTGATTTTCGGCTCCAAGCTCGAATCCGCAAAGCGCTTCAAGCGCTGGGTAACGTCCGAAGTCCTCCCCGCCATTCGCAAGACTGGACGCTACGAGGCCCCGACCACGATCACGCCCGCCGAACAGCTCCAGATTCAGCAGGCTGTAGCACGCCGGGCGAAGACCTCCAGTGCGAACTACCAGACGATCTACCGTGCGATCAAGGTGCGGTTTCAGATTCCGCGCTATACCGAACTGCCAACGCGGCAGTTCGCCGAATGCCTGAAGTTCATCGACGCCGTCGACCTGAAGGTGCCGGAAGCAAAGACGGCTGCCGCCCCGGTCTGTGAAAACCCGTTCACGCCGGAAGAACTCGCCGCCTCTCCCGAGAAGCCCCCGAAAGGGTATACCTACCAAGTGAGTGCCAAATTCTTGGCCGATCAGCGGACGTTCGTCTACTACTGGCGGTACCTCTTCCGCCGCGAATTGGAGTTGTTCGAAGAATTCCTGTATCGGACAGAATCGCCGCGAGCCTCACGATTCCATGAAGCCGTGCACAACCTGGACCTCATGAGAACCGAGGATCAGCTCCGGCGGCTCGGCTTCCCGATGGACGAGTTACCGTGCTATCAGCACTACGCACTGGCAACCGAAAAGAGGGCATAAAAAAATCGCCTCATCCGCCGAATAGTGGGTGGGGCGATGTTTTCTGTGTTAGATTCTAAAAAACGCTCGTCGTCTTTCCCAGCAAATAACTGTATATGAAGGATTGGCAACGGCCTCTTCTCCATTTAAGGTGCTTGAATGTCAGTTTCCATCCCAAAACAAATTCCGAGTATCTCTCAAGTCAATAAGGCTGGCGACATACTCCGCTCCGAAACATCTACCCCTGAACAGATCAGTCAAGCCATGAAGACTTTATCTTTGTGGCGTCAAGCTCACGGCCCTGCGTTAAATACCTTTCAAGCAATGTTGCGAGGCCGCTGTAAATCTCAAGGTTTCACCGATGAGAACTCAACAGTCGCCCAGCGAATGAAAAGACTGCCGTCAATCATAGGTAAGCTGTGTCGTAAAAAAACCCGCCTGAGCAAAATGCAAGATATTGCAGGATTGAGGGTAATTCTTCCGACCGTGCCTGATGTAAGAGCATTTCACGAAGCCATGCTTAAGTCTCCCGCGAAGCACGAGCCTATCGTTCCTGCTGATGACTACATAAACAGGCCAAAAAAAGATGGCTACAGAAGCCTGCACCAAGTTTTTCGATACCGTAACCCGTCACACCCAGAGCTTGACGCAATTCACGTAGAGGTTCAAATCCGAACGCAATTACAGCACGCCTGGGCTACTGCGGTTGAGACGATTGGAGTATTAGAGCATTCTTCCTTTAAGTCTGGAGACGGATCTTCTGAATTTAAACGCTTTTTCAAGCTCAGCAGCGCCCTAATTTCGCACGAAGAAAAGTCGCCGATTTTGGAAGAGCTTCAGGATATTCCAATTCCTGTTCTCATTGAAGAGTTTGTAGAACTTGAACGCCGGCTTAAGATTTTTGAAAAATTGCGAAGCGTCACAATTGCAACAAAGCACGTGAGCGGCATGACTGGGGATTACACGCTGATGCTTCTGGATACAGCCAACAATTCCGTAAGCCTTACGCCGTTTGATGCAGAACAGTCGTCTTGGGCGGAAGATGTCTATAGCTCAATGGAAGAACGCTATCGCGGGGACGAGACTAAATTCTTAGTTCTCGTTTCTGTCAGCGACCTAACTAGCTTAAAAAAGGCATATCCAAACTACTTTCTCTCAACTACACAGTTCATTAATACGTTACAGAAAATCTGTAATTCGTCCAAAAGGTCCTGAACGCGTACGCTCCGCCACGCGATATTAACAGGCATAAAAAAAGCGCCCCACTTACCGATCACGGAAGTGGGGCATTTTCGTATTTAGCAAAACTAAACAAAATTTTGAGGAGGAACTATGAATGAGTTCAAATACCTGAATTACTGGCCGCGATAGTGATTGTGGCTCTCCTGCTCGTGCCGGCTACTAGTCGGTTTTTTTGTTTGGGGCTTGTAAGCCCCCGGAGTATAAGAAATGGATACATCTTTCTTCCCGATTCTCTTCGCCACGACCGCGAAGATTACGGCGACGGCCACAGAGTGGAAGGCATTACTAAGGCTTCTGCCGCCTGCGCCTGAAGCTCGACCGATTTTGAGAAAAGCGGCGGATGGCGCGCGGTTTTTCGATTATGCCCGGCTCACGAATGACTATAGCGGCGCCCGGCTTCTCGTTGCGAGTTGCGCAGCTCATCGCGACGTTGGCGGCACTTGCGTGTTCAATGTTGGACAGCGTGCCGCCCTGACGTTCGTGATCTATGCTCATCCGAACGAGTTCACAAGGACACAAAAAAATATTGTGTCTGCCGTGCTCCTTAAAGCAGAAGAAATCTGCGGCCCGGTGAATGACCTGCTTTATGACATCGCCGTCAAAAGCGACCCGGAGCGGTCCGCCGATATTGGTCTAGAGGCGTTTGTGTCATCGCGACAGCTCTTGGACGATATAAACGAATTTTGGGAGTTGTAAGGCTTGGAGGATTCGAAATGGCGATCAAAATCGCAAGATTCAAATACCTGACGGACGCCCAGTGCGTCCAGTTCGAAAATTGGGGAGCCGTCACATGGCACGTGTTTGCGTCTGAAGAAGACGCAAACCAGTGGAAGCATCTTATGCATTTAGGGGATGCCGAGTTGTGTGGTGTTAATTCTGATATGTTCTTTGAGGCGAGGGGTGTAGCAGTGATTTACACCGATGGAACATCTGCCCTCGTGAGACTGCGCGGCGCCGAGGACTTGGCCCAAACTTGGCTGGACTGCGCTGACCTAGAAGATGCCGAGACGCGTGTTCTCAGGCGCATAGACGAGCTTCGTGAGTGCAAAGAATTTTGCGGCGGGGATGAATATGATTGACCTGAAGAAAACAAAAATGATGATCCGCGAGATGAAGGCCGATCACATCTTCTCAAAGAGTGAGGCCACACAGCTCTCTATCCTTGTAGATCGCGTGAAAGACGGCAGGGATGATTTGGCGATCATGCTCGCGCAGAGCCTCGCAACAGAAATCACTAAGAAGGGGCTTGCCGTGCAGAAGTTCGTCGGCTTTCTGAGAGGCGCGAAGGAGTTGCCATGAGTAGAGCGCTAAGGAGGCTGGCGAAGCGTGCAGAGCGCAAACCCTGCAAGTCCTGCCCACTGATTGGCTTCGGGTAGCAGGTTTCAGCAATCTGCTTTCGTAATCCGAACTGTGGTTTCTGGTCCCTGTTTCCTGCGTTTTTTATGGGGGATAAAGTGGGGGATCGAATCCAGTAGCACGCTTCAAACCCTTTAAATCCGAATACGTTCGGAATCCCATGGGGACGCCAATCACACAAAACGGCGGGAGAAAACGTTGTTTTGCAGAGCGCCGAAAACACCGCGAAAACCCAATGACAAGAAAGGGTTCGCGGTTTTTTGTTGTCTGTTTTCG